GGTTGACCTATCATGGCCGCGCGCTCTACAGTAGGGCCAACCGCCATGCCTGGAGCAGCGAGCGCGCCGGCAGGGGTAACCTCGCCTTGCGCAGACACAGGAGCGCCTTCGCCCGTAAGCACGCCGGCAATACGAGCCTGCAAATCACGCGCACGCTTTGCCTCGTCTAGCTTCTGGCGCGTCAGCATCTGCGTCAAGGCAGACTCGGTGCCCTTTTGCATTCCAGCCTGACCCGCCGTAAAGGCAGAGCCCAGAGCCTGGCCCAGACTGGTTCGCGTCGTGCTCGGCCCCGCGGCCTGGAGCAGAGCTGCAGCGGCCGAGAGGCCCGCTTGCTGCTGAATCGCGGCGCGCTGCTCAGGCGTGAGCAGATCGTCGAGGGCTGACAAGCCACCGCCGAAAGTGTTCCCAAGCAGGCCGCCAAGGTTGAATGACGTTGCCATGTTTTCCCCTTACAGCAAACCAGCCAGAGCGCCCAGCGCAGCGCCGGGGCCTGCACCAAAGCCTGCCATCTGTCCCAGCTGCGCACCGCCCAAAGCGCCGCCCAGCGCGCCAGCGGCACGGTTTTGGTACAGCGGCGTGCTTTGCGTCATGCCCAGATTCGGAAGGTTCAGGCTCAGGCCAGCTTGAGAGATGCCCAGGCGCTCGAGGCCCAGACCGCGCAGCGCATCCAGCTGCTGCTGCGTAAACGCCTGACGAGCACCGCCCAGACCCATAACGTCCATCGCACCCTGACGGCCGATCTGGCGCGCCTGCTGCGCAAGCTGCGCCGCTTGGCCGTAGCCCTGCATACGCAGATTCGCGGCCGTCGATGCCGCCTGGCGCAGTGCGGCTTGGTTAGTCAGAGACTGCTGCACACCCTGACGGGAGCCGCCAAAGGCTCGAGCGGCCGTGGCGCGTTGCGCCTCAGCCAGCTGGCCCATGCGGCGCTGGTCCTCAATATCTTGTAAAGTATTTTGGACAACTTGCTGCTCGTAAGGATTCTGGAAAGCAGTAATCTCTTCACCCGTAAATGGGGTCAGTCCGAGGTTAGTCAGCTGCTGCTCGCCGGCCTGATACAGCGGATTGAATCCAGCGAATTCGCGGGCGGGAAGTGCTGCCGCGACGTTGCGGGCCTGCTGCAGGTTCTGCAGATATGCCTGCTTGATTTCCGGGTCGATTTCGGTTCTGGTGGTTTGAGTGCCGCCGCTGCTTCTAGACATTTTGAACGCTCCTATCCTGATTCATCTTACCAATGGCTCGGCAAACTTTAAGTCCCTGCTTCATCAAGAAGCGACCGAACCATCCGCTTTCAACCTTCACGCCCATCTCTTGCGCCATAGCCTTAGACCAAGGCGTGGCGATGTGATACGCCGCGAAGACTACGAACTTGCCAAACAAGTCGTCGCGGCCCATCCAGCGGACGACCGGCTGCGCCCAGTAGGCATATCCGTTATAGGTCTCAGGGCTGTCCTGTGCCAGTATCGCGCCGAATGCTTGATCAGCCTCGTAGATTTCGCGGGGCATCTTGCCAAGTTCGTGCAGCTTGGTGCAGATAATTTTCCCGCCGCCGCCACCGCCACCGCCATCGCCGCCGCCACCGTCACTAATTGATCCAGAGTCGGCATTGCCTGCGATAGATCCACCATCGCTGAATCCGTCAGACAGGCCAGCAATGCCACTAGCGTCGCCAACAGATCCGCCTTCAGAAGCCGCAACAGCAGCAGCTGCGGCTGCTCCGGCCGCTGCAGCTTCTGATGGGCTCGCGCCAGAGATCGCAGCGTCAGCCGCCGCCTGGCCGGCAGCGCCAGCTGCTGCATCAGACATTCCGTCAGCAGAAGCGGCAGCAGCAGCTGCGGCACTTGCGGCAGCAGCGGCCCCGCCAGTACCCGAAGGGCCAGCGGTCGCGGCAGCGCCGCCAAGAGCGTTTGCGCCCATGCTGTCGGCAAGCGAGCTAGTCAGACCCTGAGCCGCAGCAGTGGCCGATTGATTCCCCATTAAGCCAATCAACCCCAAAGGCATTCCGGTCGCTAAACCGATAACGCCTAAACCGATTGAAGCCGGAACGCTCAAGCTATTGGGAGAGACAACGCCTTCAGGAGACAAGGAAACGCCACCGAAGCCGGTGCTAACGCTTCCGTTAGACGAGACGCCACTGCCACCCAGACCAAGCGATCCGAGCAGGCCGCCACCCATAGACGACGATCCGTCAGACGAAGACGTTATGCCGCCATCAGATCCGCCGGTGCTCATTCCCATACCACCATCACCGAGCAGTCCAGCGCCGTAGTCCTGGCTCAGTTGTCTGTAGTAAAGCGTCGGATCGTAGCCACCGCCAGACATAACGGGCGCGCTGTAATAGGGCAATTCGGTTTCAAATTGCCGCATCAGCTGCGAATAAATATCGTCGTTGCCCGTGTAGTACGGTAGTCGTGTCGCCACGTTATAGCTCCTTGCTCACTACAAACCATTGTGGCCTGTAGCCTTCTTCCTTCATAAAGGTTCGCTCCCAGCCTCTGCGGCCCGAAAACGTTGACCTGCTGCAACCGTTACGCTTGGCCCAAGTTTCGACGTAAGGTCGCATAACCTTGAGTTCATCGAGGTCGCCGCCGGCCAGAAAGCAATGAAGCTCTTTCAGTCGCGGATAGACAATGATCTCGGTAATTGCTGCGGCGTTAGGCGCCGGCCAGAACTGGTATCGGCCTTGGCGCACACCTTCCGCAATGTCTTCAATTCCGTGTGTCCCTCCAGAGTATTCTAACGCCGCCTCTAGGTATTTGGCACATCTTTGGAACTCTAGTTCGTCCATTAACGGCCACCCGCCGCAACCGCCTCCATCCGCGGCACACCCACGCGCCAGTCGTCCAGCACCGATCCGGTGTAGCGGACTTTCACCTGGCGCCCGGAAAAGCGCACGTCCGTAGGCTGCGATGCGGTATAGGGGCCAAAGGTGGTTTCCGTCGCCATCGGATACTGACGCACCTTAAAGGAGACCTGCACCTCGCCCAGCGTCTGCTCGTCAGGGATCAGCTGGCGCACCGACATCGTCTGATCGCCGTTACCCAGCTCAACCGGACCGGACTCGGCAAACGGAACCGCCGAATCGTAGGCGTAGCCCACTTCGTGCTCGTAGATGTATCCGTCAGCGGAAACCATAAGTGGGTTAGCGAACACACCGCGGTCGGTGCCGGCAGTACGCGATAGATCACCAATAGCCCAATGGTTCTCACGATAGTTATAAGTTACATACGAATCATTCTCGTTGGACTGAGCCGATGGATAGAACCACCAGATCTCACCGTATTTGCTGTTATTGACCGCGTAGATCTTGCTGGCCTGCGTGTAGTTGATGTCCTGGAAAACAAAATCAGAGACGTCACAGGGCAGCGGCTTGACGTATCCGTCATACATCCAGAAGCCGGAGCGCGACATCCAGATCGCGGCAGTCTCAATCGCCGCCACGGATTGCGAGGAAATCACGCCGCAGGCCGAGCCAACCTTTTCAAACGAGTAAACATAGGGCAGCCCGACGTAGGTGGCGGTGTGTACATCCACGTCAGTAAAGAGGATATTCAGACCGCGCACGCGCTTGCCGCACTTGAGGTCGCCGACCGTCGTGAGCTCAAAGTCGCCAGCCTGGTTGTCAGCTGCCGGCGTCCAAACGGTATTGTCTTCCTGGTCGCACCAGGCCACTTTACGGGTATTGCCACCCGCGCCCAGAGCGAAAACGAACCGCTCCGAGGTGGTCATTAACGCCTCATTGCTGGTCGGCGCGTTCGTGATCGCAGCGGCCAGCGTGGGCGTGGCAAAGCCTAACTGCCACTCGTAGAGTTTGCCGTCAGCGTTGGAGCAGCCCACCAGATACTCGCCCCAGGTGTCTAGGCTCCATGTGGTGGCAGGCGCTACAGAGCCGACGTCCGGGCGCGCAACGCCGTAGGCGTAGGTGCCATAAGGTCCATAGCCGTAGCCGATTTTCGATATGGCATCAGCAGCGCCAGAGGTAAACCCTGAAGGCGTGATGTCCTTCAGGGTTCCAGCCTCGTTCATCGCGTACAGCTTGGAGTGCGTGCCGGCAGCGATCCAGCGGTTGCCGCTGTTATCGCGCCAGTTCAGAAAGCCGCGGCAGGAGCCCGTCATCTGCGAATCGGAACGCTTGCGCCACCCGCCAACCGGACGCATCGTGTTCTCAAACCAGCGAACAAGAGAGGCGTCGTAATACCGGCCCGCCGACTGGTATTCGGTGCCGTTACGGTAGACGCCCGGAGGAATCTGCAGCTTGATGTAGGGCATAGGTCAGGCCGATTGGTTAGACATAAACGACACCGTCAGGATGATAGACGGAGTCGCAGGGATTGCGGGGGAGCTTCCGCTGGCCGTTACGGCGGGAAACTGTTCAAGGGACACGCCGGAGTTAGACACGCGCCACATCATCTCAAAATAATCGTTTTCCTCAAGGTCGATAACAAAGTTCATCGCAGCAATCAAGCGACTTGCCGAGCCGGTTGATTTGCGCGCCTTGATGCCAAACTGACTATTTGAGTTATCAATATTGACGCCGTTTTTGCGAAACCAAATATCAATTTCTTGGACGTCGTTCGTCGTATTGATGAACTGCGCGCTAAATTGAGCGTTATAAAAACCGGACTGCGAAACGACAATTTTCGATGGCAGGTCGCCCGTCATGGCCGTAGATGAAACGGTCTGTGAAACGGAAACCGTATAGGTTCCAGCGCCGCCGGTGGTGCCCGTGAGCTGCTCAACAATGCGCGTTCCCGCCGTTACGCCAGTGCCAGTAAGCTGCATTGACGGGAAAAGCGCGCCGGCAGAAACCGCAGAAACCGTTAATGTTGTCGTGGCGATTGAGCCCGTAAATGAAGCGGTTCGCGAAACGATTGAAATGCCGTTGCTAAAGTCCGTCGTGTTGTATCGAAAGTAATACGCGACAGCCGTTGATCCGTCCGTCTGGTCGGTGGAGTCCTGAAACGCGCCATAAGGCGTATTAATGTACTGTCCGCCACGAGGCCCAAACAAGGCCGCAATAGCGCTTAACAGTTTTCGCTGGAATACGCGAAGGACGCCGTTGCTCTGATCTACAAACCCGCGGTCGTATGCCTGCGGCGCCGACCCGATGTCGGGCAGCGCAGGCACCTGGATCTGCTGATTAAGGTTTGTAGCCATGTTGTTTTATGCGAGCATCTTGTTGGCTGCGTCTTCAACTTCCGCGACGCGACGCCCCCAGCCTTTGCCAAAAGCATCCCATGTCGGCAAGCTCTGAAGGAACTGCAAACGGGTTCCTTGGTATTTTTCCACAATGTCGGCCGCAGGCATAGCGGCAACTTTTGCCAGAGTGCCCGCGCCGATGGCCCCGTCGGGCACTGCGCCGACCACCGTCTGCAGCCATTTGGCGGCTCGGCCTGGGCCGGAGTTGATGGCGGCATCGAATACGATGTAATCGACGCCGTTTGGCAGCTCGTCGCCTTTTATCTTGTCCCAGTATTTCGCCTTATACAGAGGCGCAACCAGCTCAGGCGTGAGGGCGCGCATGGCTTTCTCGTCAACTGGATGGCCGACCCATTCCTCCCAAACGCGCTTGGTCACGCCTAGGTTGGTCATGCCGCCAGGATCGCGGGGATGATTAACGAAGCCGCCCTCCGACTTAAGGGCGTGTTCTAATGCGGAGTCAAAGTTCTCTTTCACTTCTTACCCCCGAGAAGTTCAGTCTTAGCCTGCGAGCCAGCAGACGATCCGAAGTAATAGGCGATGATGCCGGTCCAGGCGGTGCCAAGCGATCCAAGCATCATTGTCAGCGCCGTGTTATCAGCGACCGACATACGGCCAAACATCATGCCGCCAAGGATGGCGAAAAAACCTAGTGTCACCGACGCCGCCAGCAAAGGCGGAACCCAAGAACGGGTTGCCACCTGCATATCGCGAGCGCTTTTGCGGTCGTCTACGGCGAGCTCTTCAAAGT